CAAGTGTTTGAGCCCTAATGGCATACGCAGCTTGGGCTAGCAGCACCGCCTACAGCGTTGGCGCAATTGTCCGTGCAACGTCCGTACAGGCCACAGGGCTTGTCTTTCGCTGCACTGTTGCAGGCACATCAGCTAGCACACAGCCTGCCTGGCCTACCGATATCGGCAGCACCATTGCAGATGGCACGGTCACATGGGCAGCGATTAGCAGCGTCTACGAAGAACTGTCGGTACTGGCGCCGAATGCCATCATCGAGCTGTTTGAGCTGCAGCTTGACAACACGCTGCATGGTGCAAGCACGACGTACTACTGGCATAACGGCGTCAATGCCAACGTGACTGGCGACATCGTTTTCAACAGCAATACCTACGTCAGGCTTCCGGTCAAGGCGGAGGGTTTTGACTACAGCAACACTGGTAGCCTGCCACGGCCAACGCTGACGATCAGCAATCTGACTGGTGATATCACAGCAATTCTGCTGCTGGTCAATGCGACGACGCCCGGCAATGACCTTGGTGGCGCCACTGTCCGCAGGATCCGCACTCTGAAGAAGTTTCTAGACGGCGAGACCAATGCAGACCCCAATGCACGGTTTCCGACAGAGATCTGGTACGTCGATCGGAAGTCATCCGAGAACCGCGATCTGGTGCAATTTGAGCTGGCCAGTAAGTTTGACCTTGCAGGCGTGATGCTGCCAAGGCGTCAGATCATTGCCAACGTGTGCCAGTGGCAGTACAGATCGGCAGAATGCGGCTACACCGGCAGCAACTACTGGAATGTCAACGATCAGGTGGTCGGCACCTTGGCGCAAGATGTATGCGGTAAGCGGCTTGGTAGCTGCCGATTGCGGTTTGGCTCCACTGCAGAGCTGCCGTTCGGCTCATTCCCTGGCGCTGGTCTAACGCAATGAAGCTAGGCACAACGTTGCAAACCGAGATCCTCGCCTACGCGCAGGCATGCGACCCCAAGGAAATGTGCGGGGTTGTCCATGTGGTCAAGGGCCGGAAGCGGTTTTACGCCTGCAGCAACATCGCCGCAACGCCTGATGAGCACTTCGTGTTGGACCCTGCTGACTATGCAGCGGCTGAAGACTTGGGCGAGGTCGTGGCGATCGTTCACAGCCATCCTGTTACCAAGCCTGAGCCGTCAGATGCGGACCGTATCGGTTGCAATAGCAGCGGCCTGCCATGGGTGATCGTCAACCCCAAGACTGAGGAATGGGGCCAGTGCGAGCCGTCTGACTTTGAGCTGCCATATGTCGGGCGTGAGTTTGTCTTTGGCGTGGTGGATTGCTACAGCCTGTGCCGTGACTGGTATCAGCGTGAATGGGGTTTGGAGCTGGCTGACTTCCCGAGGCGTGATGGTTTCTGGGAGCGTGGTGAAAACCTGTACGTCAATGGGTACAAGTCCCAAGGCTTCCGGCGTGTGCCGTTTGATGAGTTGCAGTACGGCGACGCGATCTTGATGCACCTTGGCGCTGACCTGCCTAATCACGGCGCCATTTACCTTGGTGACCAGCAGATTTTGCATCATGTGCAGGGGCGGCTATCTAGTCGGGACGTGTACGGCGGCTACTATGTAAAGAGCACTGCCATGGTCCTGCGGCATGAAAGTCGTTAAGGTCTACGGCGCCCTCCGCAAGTTCCTAGGTGGCCGCTGCCGTTTCGAGTTTGAAGTAGACACACCAGCGCAAGCAATCAAGGCGTTGTGTGTGAACTTTCCTGATCTTGAGCAGTGGCTGATTAAAAGCGATTGGGGTTATCGCGTCACGGTTGGCAAGGAGCGCATCGGGCCAGAAAATGCAGAGCTGGTCTGCCTGCCTTGGTCAGAGCGTGAGGTGTTCAGCATTGCCCCGGTGATCGCAGGTGCTGGTCAAGGTGTCGGGCAGGTTTTTGCAGGCATCGGTCTTGTCTTGGCTGCCATTGTCCTTGGCCCTGCGGCTGGAGGTTTTCTAGGCTTGGGTGCAGGATTGGCTGGGGCTGGAGCCGGAATTATTGGTGGTGCTGCAGCCACGGCAATTGGCGGACTTGGTGCTGCGCTGTTACTTGGCGGCATCTCGCAGATGATTTCGCCGCAACCCAACATGTCGCCGTTAGTGCGCGGCAAGGAAGCAGCCAGGCTTGAGAGCTTCAGCTTCAGCGGCATCAACAACACCAGCCAGCAGGGATTGCCGGTTCCGATTGCTTATGGTCGGGTCTTTGCTGGCTCAGCAGTCCTAAGCGCTGGCCTTGACGTTGATCAACTGAAATGACACAGATCCAAGGTGCTGGTGGCGGTGGCGGTGGCGGTGGCGGTGGCTGCTTCCCTGGATACACGCTTGTCGATATCCCTGGCGGGCAGTGCCGCATTGATGAGCTGAAGCCCGGTGACATCGTTCTGAGCTTTGACGATCAAGGGCAGATCCTGCCTGCCAAGATCCTCAAGCTGCATGTCCACGACAGCGAACCGATCACCCGTTACAGCTACTGGGGTGGCAAACATCTTGATGCAACGCCTAATCACTGGGTACTCAACCAGTTCAATGCGTTTGTTTGCATTGACACGCTGGGGCCTGATGACTGCCTGATTGACGGTCTAGGGCACCTGCGGCCCATCATCGCCAAGCAACCGCTAGAGCCTGGCACGGTTTACAACCTGACCGTTGAAGGCCAGCACACCTTCATTGCGGGCAACATTCGCGTCCACAACGCTGGCCTGGGTGCTACGATCGCTGGTGCAGGCGGTGGTGGCGGTGGCGGTGGCAAAGGTGGTGGTGGCACGACGCATGTACCAACGGAGGCCGATGACTCGCTGCAATCGGTCCAATACGGCAGTGTTCTTGACCTGATCAGCGAAGGCGAAATCCAAGGCATTGAGAACGGCGTTAAGGGCATCTACCTGGACGGCACACCGATTCAAAGCAGCAGCGGCATTGATAACTTCACTGGCTACACCGTTGTCACCCGCAACGGAACGCAGAATCAGGCATACATCCCTAACACCGAAGGCACGCAGTCTGAAAAGTCCGTCAACGTTGAGGTCACAAATGCTGCATCTGTAACCCGTACCGTCACGGATACCGATGTTGACCGTGTGCGCGTCACGGTGCAGCTACCAGCGCTGCAGATCATTGAAGACGACGGCGACATCATCGGCCATAGCGTCAGCATTGGCGTTTACATCCAATACAACGGTGGCGGCTTTACCAAACTATTTGATGACACCATTAGCGGCAAGACCACCAATAGCTATCAGCGTGACTATATAGTCAGCCTATCGGGTGCGTTCCCTGTTGATATCCGTGTTGTCCGCAACAGTGCTGATGAGACCAGCGCCCGCAGGCAAAACCGCACTTACTTCAGCAGCTACACCGAGATCATTGACGAAAAGCTGCGTTATCCCAATAGCGCACTGACTTTCCTGCGGTTTGACTCGCGGCAGTTTGACACGGTGCCAGCGCGTAAGTATCTGGTGCGTGGCATCAAGGTGCAGCTACCCAGCAACGCCACCGTTGATACGACAACCTACCCAGGGCGCGTTACCTACTCAGGCGTCTGGGACGGCACGTTTGGCGCTGCTACATGGTGCGCAGACCCAGCTTGGTGCTTGTGGGACTTGATGACCAGTACGCGGTACGGCGCAGGCATTCCAACCAGCAGCCTGGACCGTTACGACTTTTTCGCCATCAGCCAATACTGCAACACGCTGGTCAGCAACGGACGCGGCGGTCAGGAGCCACGGTTCAGTTGCAACATGCTGATCAACAGCCGTGATGAGGTCTACAACGTCATCCAAGAGTTTGTCGCCCTGTTTCGTGGCATTGCCTACTACGGCGCCGGGTCGATGGTGGTGTTGCAGGACAAGCCTGCAGATCCGCAGTACCTGTTGACACCTGCCAATGTCGTTGATGGGCTGTTCAGCTACAGCGGCAGCGCACAGAAGGCACGGCACACCACCGCAACGATTGCATACCAGACCTACCAGCAGCTTGGTGAGGTCACTTATGAATATGTCGAGCTGGCAGATGCGGTTGCCAAATACGGCATCATCAATAAGGACATCAAGGCCATTGGCTGCTACTCGCAGGGCCAGGCGCACCGCTTGGGCAAGTGGGCGTTGCTGTCTGAGCAGAACCTGACTGAGACCGTCACATTTTCGGTGTCGCTTGATAGTGGCATCGTCCTGCGGCCTGGAATGGTGATTGACATTGCCGACCCGATGAAGGCTGGTAGCAGGCAGGGCGGCAGGATCAGCGCAGCAACGACGACGACCGTAACGCTTGATTCTGCTCCCACCTTGGGAGGAAGCCCAACCATCAGCGTGCTGCTGCCTACGGGCTTGGTCGAAACGCGCAGCATCAGCGGTTTAGCGGGCAGTGTGGTCACTGTCAGCAGTGCATTCAGCGAATCTCCTAATCCGCAGAGCATTTGGATTATCCAAAGCACCGGCACGCAGACGCAGCAGTTCCGTGTTATCACGGTTGCCGAGGGTGAAGATGGCATCTACGGCATCACGGCGCTGTCATATAACGCCAGCATCTATGCCGCGATTGAATCGAACCTAAAGCTGTCGTTCCGTGATGTAGGCGATGGCGGCCTGACCGATCCGAACACCATCCCGCAGGAACCAATCGTTGAACCTGCACCTGATCCGCCGAGCAGCATTGATGGCACTGAGCACCTGTACGTTGACGGTTCCAACGTGCTCACTGCTTTTGAGCTGAGCTGGATTGAGCCAACCGTCAGGATTGTTGCCAACCGCGCCATCAAGGCGGTCAACTATCGGTTGCAGTACAAGATTGACAATGACAACTGGCGGCAACTGGAGACGACATCACCGTCGATCCGGCTGACTGGGTTGCGTGCTGGGACGCTGTACGTCCAAATCGTCAGCATTGGCCTTACCGGACGGATCAGCTCCACCGCAACGGCACAGTTTGCGCTGATCGGCAAGACGGCATCTCCCGGCAACGTGCAAAACTTGACGATTGAGGCCATTAGCGCCAACAGCGCCCGGCTGCGGTGGGATGCAACGGTTGATCTAGACGTGAAGGTGGCTGGCCGTGTTCACATCAGGCACACCAACCTTACGAATGGCACCGGCACATGGAGCAACAGCGTTGACCTGATTCCTGCGATCGCAGGCCATAACACCGAAGCAATTGTGCCGCTGGTCGAGGGTGAGATCCTGGTCAAGTTCGAGGATGACGGCGGCCGACAGTCTGCAGCAGAAACCAGTGTCATCGTTGACTTTCCTGATGCGCTTGGACGGCTGCTGGTGCAGTCAAGGCGTGAGGATGCGGATGTGCCGCCATTCCAGGGCAACAAGACGGATGTGTTCTACAACGAGGACTATGACGCCCTCACCCTTGACGGGGATGAGGAGATTGATGACGTGGTGGACTTTGACCTGCTGCCGGTGATGGACTTCATCGGTGACACGGTTGGGACAGGCACTTATGAGTTCAATGCAACCTTGGACCTCGGCGCTTCGTATTCGGTTGACCTGACTAGGTTCTTTGTCACTCGCGGATTTTTCCCTAGCGACCTGATCGACAGCCGTAATGGCTTGGTTGATGACTGGTCTGATTGGGACGGCGGTGTGGTCGATTCGGTCAATAGCAAGCTGTACCTCCGGCGTACCAGCGACAACCCAAGCGGCACGCCAACCTGGACAAGCTGGCAGGAGTTCGTCAATGGCACCTTCCTTGGCCGTGGCTTCCAGTTCAAGGCAGAGCTGACTAGCAATGACCCAGCAGAGAACATCTTGATTGATGAACTGGGCTATGAGGCAACGTTCCAGCGCAGGACTGAGCAATCGGTTGGAGCGATCGCCAGTACGGCAGGCACCAAGTCCATCACGTTTGACAAAGCGTTCTTTACCGGCACTGCCAGCCTCGGCGGCATCAATGCTTACCTGCCCAGCGTCGGCATTGTGGCCCAGAACCTTGCAACAGGTGATTACTTCAACGTCACCAACGTGACCAGCGCAGGCTTTGATGTCACCTTCAGGAACAGTAGTGGCACCGCAGTTGACAGGAACTTCCTGTGGAGTGCAGTCGGATTTGGCAAGGGCGTTTAAAGTGTAGACACTGCCTGTCTTGTAAGTTGTGGCTCAACACGATTACGTCATCGCGAACGGCACTGGTGCTGCTGTCCGCTCTGACCTGAACAACGCGCTGGCCGCCATCGTCAGCAACAACAGCGGCGCGACAGAGCCAGCAACCATGTATGCCTACCAGTGGTGGGCTGATACCAGTACCGGGCTGCTCAAGCTACGCAATGCTGCCAACAACGCTTGGATCACGCTGAGAGAGCTGGATGGCACGCTAACCATTGAGGCAGGTACGGTCTCGGCCCCTGGCTTGGCGTTCGCGTCGGACCTGAACACCGGCATCTATTCACCCGGCGCTGACCAAGTAGCGATAACCACCAACGGCGTCGAGCGCGTCGAATGGGGGACCACCGAGGTGGTGTTTAACGATGGTGGCACCAACTACGACTTTCGCATCGAGGGCGACACTGTTGATAGCTTGTTCTTCGTTGATGCCTCAACGGATCGGGTAGGTCTGGGGACTAGTAGCCCCAGTGCGTTATTTCATGTTGCACAAGACAGTTCCGATGGAACCCAGGCGCGAATTACTGGCGCCACAAATCAAAACTATCAGCTTCGCTGGGGATTTGACACGACAAATCTTGTCGGTCGCATCCAATCAATTCATGTGGGGACAGCTTACAGGGCCCTTGCTCTTAACCCTGACGGAGGCAACGTAGGGATTGGCTCTACTGCGCCCAACAGAGTATTAGATGTAAATGCTGCGTCGGGCAACGGAATCGCCCTAACTCCAACAGCAGGAAATGCAACAAACTGGATTGATTGGTTTGATACAGGCGGCGGTCCTTATGGCCGTATTGGCTATGACCATCAAGCCAGTGCCATGCTGTTTCATACAAATAACAGCGAAAAAGCAAGGCTGGACCTAAATGGTCGTTTTTTAGTTGGCACGTCTTCTGCGCGTAGCAATTTTTTCAACACCACAACATCTACGCCTCTCTTTCAAGTAGAAGGGGCATCTTCGGGTGTTGGTCAGCTCTCGTCGTTTACTTATGGCGAAAGCAGCAACGGCGGCCCCTATCTGGTTCTTGGCAAGCATCGCGGCACTACAACAGGAGGCGTCACCTTAGTAAATGATGGTGACCAAATTGGTGCTGTTTCGTTCCAAGGATCTGACGGGAGCGAGTTTGTTGAGGGCGCGAGGATTCAAGCATTTGTAGATGGGACCCCTGGAGCGAATGACCTTCCGTCAAGATTAGTGTTCTCCACTACCGCCGACGGAGCGAGCAGCCCGACGGAGCGGTTCCGCTTATCCGCAAATGGAAGCGTCCGCGTTCCGGGTTTTTACGACTTTGCTACTGCATCTGCCGCCAATGTAAACATCGACAGTGACTACATAGTTCGCCGTTCAACGTCCTCTGTTAAATACAAAAAAGACGTAGAAACTATTGCACAAAATTATTCAGATGCTTTGCTCGGTTGCCGTCCTGTTTGGTATCGGTCCAAATGCGATAGCGACAACCCGGACTGGGGTTGGTGGGGCTTTATTGCCGAAGAGGTCGCGGCAATTGACCCCAGACTTGTTCATTGGAGAACAACTGAGCCGATCATCAAAGAGGACGGATCAACTGTTGACGTTCCACTTGCAACGCCCGAACCAGAAGGCGTCCAGTACGACCGCTTTGTTCCGCATTTGCTGAACCTGATTAAACGGCAGAAAGAGCAGATCGAAGCGATGGAAGCCAGACTGTCAGCCCTTGAGGGCGCGTAGACCTACTCTCCTCTGTGCTTGGTACACTAATAGCAATACCCCCTAAGCCTCTCAACGATGCTCAAACCTGGGGGTCACTATTTCCTCAAGGCGTAGTAACCATTCCCACTTCTATGTCACCTGATTTCCGCTCGCTTTGCATCCGACTTCTAATTGCCCTTGATTCCGGCAACGCCAAAGCCGAAGAGCATGTGCTTTGCCAAATCAGGCAAGCAGTCAAGGACGAAGAAAACAGGGCTATGGCGCTCACCGGCAAAGCCACCTAGTCACCTTCACAAATGACACAGTGACACTGACAGTCAGCGAGCTATGGGACGCCTTCCTTGCGGAGCGTTCTATTTCGCTGTGCCCAACCAGCCTGACGTCTGATTACCGTCAAGTCACCAAGTGGCTCAAGCGCTGCCCAGTGCAGGATATTGAGCAGGCACGGCAGGTGGTGATCTGGGTGTTGGGGCAAACCCCAGTGCTCACGTCTCGCCGCGTGGCGATGTACACCAAAAGCATGTACAAGTGGGCAGCGCAGGAAGACGTCGCGTATCTGGCACGCAATCCGCTGGCAAGTTTCAAGATGCCAAAGGCGCCGCAGCGGGACATTGACATCATCGTCATCCCGCGCAATGAGGTTGGATTGGTGCTAGCTGCTTTGGCCGCGAAGTACACCTATTGCAGCGCTGACTGGTCGGCTTACACCGAGTTCATGCTGCAGACCGCCATGCGCACTGGTGAGGTGCGAGCCCTTAAGTGGTCAGACATCAAAGATGGCAAGATTCTTGTTCACAGCAATTGGACCCTGACGCACGGTTACAAAGACAGCACCAAAACCAACAAAAGGCGATGGGTGCCGCTCAACCGCAAATGCCAAGCAATCCTTGACCAGTTACCGCAGGACGGCGAGTTTATCTTCCCCTGGGACCGGCTTGCATTTCAGAGCTACTTCAGGAAAAAGCTGCAGCCGCTTCATGCTGCTGGCCTGATCTCCTATGCTTACCGTCCATACGACTGTCGGCATACGGCAATCAGCCGTTGGATCGAAGCTGGCATCCCGGTGCCGCAGGTTGCAAACTGGGCGGGCAATACGGCTGAGGTGATCTTTAAGCACTACTGCAACACGACTCAGGAATACGAAGTTCCTGAGCTTTGACTTACACTGCTGCTACTGACCACCAATCATGAGCATCACCTACAACTGGGCCATCGCCAACCTAGAACGCGAGGTTTCGGACGGTTACGTCTTTACCGCTCACTGGACGGTGGTGGGCATCTCTGATGACGTTGACCCCGAAGGCAATCCCTACAACTCCGGCGCCTATGGCTCGATAGGTCTGGAGCGCCCTGAGAGCAGCATGATCCCGTTTGATGAGCTGACGCAGGAGCAAGTGGTTGGCTGGGTCAAGGACAAGTTTGGCCCCGATAAGGTCACCGAGATCGAGGAAGCGCTCGCCGCACGGATCGTAGACCAGCAGTTTCCGACCGTTGAAGCTGGCGTCCCGTGGCAGTAAAAGCAAAGGCTGGTCTAAGCGGCACCGTCCGCAAGGATCCTGTCCCCAAGACAACCAGCCAAGGGCAAGGGCAGCGCTCCAGGCCGCGACGCCGTGGCCGCAAAAAGCTGCGCGGGCAGGGTCGCTAAACTGATTACATGATCGAGGTCATCGCTGCTATTGCTGGAGCGTCGATCTCCGTTGCCGCGATGGGCGCGATGGGCTTTAGCCGTCGCAACGATGAAGCACGCGAAGCTGTAATCAGACTGACCGCTGCCGTAGAGCATATTGCCACACAGCTAGAGGTGCTGCATACGGACATCAAGGAAGACCGCAAGGAAACTTTTTCACGTCTTAATGGCGTTGAGCAGCGCGTGACTATGCTTGAGGCACGGCCTACACGCTAACCCCGTGGACTTCCTTTCTCATCCCGCCTTCTGGATCATCGTCGCTGCTGCTAGCGAGCTGATCGCCATTAGCCCACTGAAAAGCAACAGCATTGTGCAGCTGGTGTTTCAGGTACTGAACCTGTTGAAGGCAAAAAAGCGCTGACCTCGTTCGCTATTCGCAAACAGCGATTCGAGGCCCAGTTGCCGGCCAAACTAGACCAAGCCGAAGCGGACTGGCACGCAGCGCAGCCCGTAGGCCCTGAGCCGGTGATTACGCATCATCCAGTAGACGACACACTGCAAACCGGAGATAGCCGCCTGCTTGGCGGTGCAATGGAGATCAAGTCACCATGGTCAAGCTGAGCGACCTGTTCCGGTACTACAAGCACGGCACGCCACATCAGATGGCGGCCATCTCTGAATTGGAAGCAGAACTGTTAAAGGTAGCGCCTGCAATCTTGAATAGGGACCAAGCCTGGTACAAAACCTGGCAGCAAGGCGGCAAGCTGCATAATTATGGGCCAGCGATAAAGCTGATAAAAGAGTTTGAGGGCTGCCACCTAAGCGCTTACCCTGATCCGCTTAGCGGCGGCGACCCGTGGACCATTGGCTATGGCACCACTCGCTACAGCGATGGCCGCAAGGTGCAACGCGGCGACAAGATTACAGTTATTGACGCCAGCAGCCTGCTTGAACTTGAGGTAGACCGCATTGCCGCCAAGCTGCGTGCCACGGTGCCGTTTTGGAATGCCATGAGCGGCAACCAGCAATGTGCGCTGATTAGCTTTGCCTACAACCTGGGCAGCGGGTTCTACGGATCCGAAGGATTCGAGACGATCAGCAAGCGGCTGAAGGACAAGGACTGGGCCGCGGTGCCCGAGGCGCTGCTGCTGTACCGCAACCCCGGCACCAACGTCGAGGCTGGTTTGCTACGTCGCCGGCAGGCAGAAGGCAGGCTGTGGGTTGGCGATCAGCAGCAGGGAGCAGCCAAGCTGACGCCTAGCAGTCCGTTCAGCGCACGGATCACGCCGCACATCCGAATCGGTGAGTTTGCGCTAGACCAAGAGGCACGGCGCTTCGATCACCAGTACCAAGTAGATACCGCAGCTGAGCTGGCAGCGTTCCTAGAACGCGCTCGTGGTGCATTTGGCAACAAGCCGCTCATCATCACGTCGGGTTACAGACCAGCAGCCATCAATCGGCAGGTAGGTGGTGCCAGCGGCAGCGAGCACCTATTTAATGCGCCTGGCGTGGGTGCAGTTGACTGGTATATCAACGGCGTGGACATCTACAAGCTGCAGGACTGGTGCGTCAAGCATTGGCCATGCAGCACTGGACTAGGCGCACCCAAGGGCTTTATCCACACCGGCATCCGCCAAGGCAGGCCGCGTCTCACTTGGCCTTATTAGACTGCCTGTGTAAGCCGCTACCAACGGCATGGCGATCACGTCTACGCGAGTATCGCCAGAGCTTTTGGAGATACGGATACCGTACAACAGCACCAAGGAAGAAGCAACCTTTCTACTGCTGTCGGACATCCACCTAGACAACCCAAAGTGCAACCGCAAGCTGCTGCTGCAGCACCTGGATGAGTGCAAAGCAATTGGCGGCCATGCTTTGATGTTTGGCGACGTGCTTTGCCTGATGCAAGGCAAAAAGGATCGGCGCGGCAGCAAGGGCGACATCAGGCCAGAGCACCTTGGCGGCAACTACTTTGATCTGGTGTTCCGCGAGTCAGCCGACCTGCTCCGGCCATACGGTGACATGATCCTGATGATGGGCGACGGCAACCATGAGACTGCCGTGCTCAACAATCAAGAGATCGACCCGCTAGAGAACGTGGTGCGGCTCATGCGCAACGATGGCGCGGTCACCGAGCACATGGGCTACCAGGGCTTTGTGCGGTTTGCGTTCCGGCAGTCAGCCGGCCGTACACGCCGCTGCACATTGTTCTTCCACCACGGCGCATGGGGCGGCATCGTCACCAAAGGCACCATGGGTGGCGGCCGCTACGCGCAGATCGCACCTGATGCAGACATCATGCTTAACGGCCACAACCACGAGCGCAGCATTGTGGCACACCCGTGCTACCGCATCGCAGAAAACGGCAAGGCATGGATTGAGCAGCGCTGGCACTTGCAGACCGGCACCTATAAGCAGGAGTTTGGCGCTACTGGTGGCTGGGCGATTGAGCGCATCGTAATGCCTAAGTCACTTGGCGGGATATGGCTAACGCTGCGGCCACGAGAGCGCGGCGGCGTTGACATCTCCTGCAGGCCAACCGTATGAGACAGTACGTCCTTGAGATTGAGTACACCATTGTGGTGGAATCTGAAGATGACGACCCGGAAGAGGTATCGGACAATTTCGTAGCGCGGCTCACTGAGCTAGCGCCGTCCAACGATCACGTCCTGGGCCTCACGGTTCAGGTGTTACCCATCCCGGAACTGCGTGGATCATTTGATTGATGGCTCTAACCTCGTATCAAAGCGCAGCGCAAAGCATCAATTTAGACAGCAAATCTTTGAAGCATGGGGCCATACATGCGCGTATTGCGGCGCCCCGGCTGACACGCTAGACCATGTGAAGCCACGCCACAAAGGCGGCGCTACTGTTGCTTGCAATCTTGTACCGGCGTGCAAGAATTGCAACCGTAAGAAAGGTAGCGAGGAATGGCGCGAATGGTTTAGCCGTCAAGATTCGTGGTCTGTTGATCGCGTTCTAAAGATTCAGGATTGGTTGGTTGATTAAGCATCTGATGGTAAAAAATCAGTGCTTGCCACTGCTGCCTGTGCTCTCGGCACATACCGTTGAAGCAAACCCTCCATACATCCTGATAGCGGCTGATTGTTGGTTTCGACATGGCCAAGCGGGGTATTGCTTAATGGGTTGCTCATCAGCATACGAAGGCGGCTAATGCCACGACGCTCTAAGTTTTGCAGCTTGGTGCGGCTGACGCCTGTTTGCTGTTCAAGTTGCGCCCAGGTGACAGGCCGCGCAAGGTTTCTGGCATGGATTACCTGTTTGGTCAACGGGTCTAAGTATTTGTTAAAACAATCCATCAATTCGCGTATCTCTTGTCGTGTTTCTATCAGGTCATTGTCGTAGTTAGGATCAGCAATGTTGTCACCGATGCATGTTGTCTCGGTGTCAGCAACTCGCTGGTCCAGGCTTGTCACTTTATAGGTTTGCTTTAACAGGTATGACAGCTCTTCTACGTCCATATCCAGTGCGCTAGAGATTTCGCTCATGGTTGGCTGTCTGCCGATCTTATGGCTTAGATCCTGCATGGTGCGGTTTATCTTGTACAGCATCTCATGCAAACTGGTTGGCAGGCGAATTATGGAGTCATGCTGGATCAATGCCCGCGTAATGCCTTGCCTGATCCACCAATAGGCATAAGTTGAAAACTTGTAACCGCGTGACGGGTCGAATAGCTCAACCGCACGCGCAAGGCCGATATTGCCCTCTTGGATCAAGTCCATCAACTCAAGCGTCTTATTGCTGCGCTTGTCGTACTTGCGGGCTACATGGACTACAAGCTGCAGGTTGGACTTAATAAACCGTTGCCTAGCGCGTTCACCGCTTCGCAACTCGCGTTGCTCATCACGGGTTAGCTCCCTGTCGCATTGTCTTAATTCTTGCCATCTAATGACACGCCTGCCGAGTTGTATCTCTTGTTGCGGTGTCAGTAGTGGATATTTGGCGATACTGTTGAGGTAGTCTTTGATGCTGTCGGCCATGATGAATCCATTAGTTCACACAATGGAAGCACAGTTCCACGGCGCTGCCAACGCTAACATGTTGCGCCAGCTACATGCAGCAAAAGATTGGAATGCGTTACTTGAGTACAGCTTGCTACTGGCTGAGCAGGAGGCCAGCCAACGCTCGCAGATTAAGTGGTTAGCTGCCGAGGCGATGCGCTCATGCAGCATCGAGCCTTGGCATTTGGCTGCGGCTCAGGAACTGCTTGGAGGCAGCCACTAGCTTGTCATTGTTGTAATGCCCAACCTGCGCATAGCTCAGGGCTGGCTGCTGGCTCATGCGAAAGAACACCATCTGACCAATCTTGAGCCCTGGATAGATCGGCAGCGGCTGCAGCTGACGGGCGTTTTTCAGCTCTAGCGTTAGCGTGCTGCCATTCCAGCCGGGATCGGCATAGCCGGCGTGAAGGTTCTCATAGCCCTCCCTAGCGCGGCTTGACTTCAGGAAAAACAGGCCGGCGATATCTTCCGGCATGTAAAAGGTCTCGACCGTCTGGGCCAGCACAAACTGTCCAGGCACCAACTCGTATGGATGCTCCACGGTGTAACCGCTGATGTCAAGCGGAATCATCTGGTGCCCTTGGACCGATTCAAGCATGATCAGGTTGCCAAGCCGTAGGTCCAAGCTGGCTGGATTGATCAGCTCTGGGTCATGGCCCTGCACCATCCCCTGAGTGACGATTAGGTCTTCGATTTCGGTGTCAGATAGGATCATTGATGTCGATAACGTGTTTACCAGTGCAGTGCTTAGATGCTGACCATTTCAGGTCATACTTTGAAACTTGAATTTCTGCCGGTTGCTTGGTGTACCAGCGGTGATTACACCCATCGCAGCGGCGACGCCTAACAATCGTACCGTCAGCCAATTGATTGGTCATAACGACATACGTCTGCTGGCATGAGCAGCTAGGGCATCGGACTTGAACTGCTGGCACGTCTAACTCGGCTCATAGCATCGGACCTGAATTGCTTGCATGTATCTTCTAAATCTTGGGCAAGGACGGCAGCCGAACGCAGCAGCGTTGTAAGCGTCACCGGCTTCATATCACGATCCGTCGCATAGCGAATGGCGTGCCTGAAGCCTTGACTGATGTTGCCGCCGCCAAGTTTGCGGGCAGCTTCAATCTCCTCGCGGCTCATGCGGATGTTCACCGTGTAGTTACGACCGCGCTGCGTTGGTATGCGCGGGCTAGGCATTGCCCTTTAGCTCGGCGGCGATGGCGAAGAGTTGCTGGCGAATGTCCACGACACCTCCCAACTCAACGTCCCACGGTCGCTCTTCGATGAAGAGTCGCTCTTGTTCAGGCGGCACCACCTGATCCGCAGCAGCTCGCAGGGCGGCGGGGAGGGCGCCGTGCATCAAGTTTTCGGCTATGTGATCACCATGCAATGGGTACTTGCCGAAGGCATCCAGCACCGCCTGCGCGGCAGGGGAGAGGTTAGTCATCCAAAGCCTCCTCCATGTCGCGCTTTACCAAGTCAGCAATGCGCTGCTGGTACAGGCCGGTATAGGTTTCGCAGGTGCGGCCATAGTGGTGATACAACCACTCCAAGTAGTCCTGCCGTTGCTGGTCAGCTATTGGGTTGTTCACTGATAAGCTCCATCAACTCAAGGACATGGGCCGCAAAGGCGGCATGGGTCATCACTGCATGGGTGCCAGGAGGGCGCCCGTAGGACGCCTCCCACCACTCCTTGAATGCAGCTTCAAGGCTGGTTTGGTTCATCAGAATGCAGACTCCTCGCTAGCAGCAGCAGCAGCACGCGGCAGGTATTCAAACCGGGTGACATTCAGCACATGCTTAGAGCGTTTAGCGCCGCTCTCCTTGTCCTGCCAGTCCTGACGGCGAATGCCGCCGGTAACCATGATGCTGTCGCCTTTTTTGCAGTTGTCGGCAATCATTTGACCGCCTTTACCCCAGACCTCTACGTCAATTGCATTGTTGATGTAGTTGCCATCTTTATCTTTGCCTTCCTGAATGCCTGCACCAAAGTTGCAAACACAAGTACCGGAATCAAAAAACTTAATTTGCGGCTCGCTAATAATGCGCACGACGCCGGAAGCATACAAACTCATGGGTTGATTGGTGTAATGGAATGGGTCTCTTCAAAGGCCAGTACATCAGGCAGGTTGTACCTGACGCGGGACTGGCCGAGTGGACATCCTAGCCTCGGGACTGTGTAATAGCTAGGCCCTTGGCCGCGTAATCGTTGAGACTTAATGCTGGACGGCTTGAGGCCCCAACGCTCGGCTAGTTGCTCAGTTGTCAGATAACTCATTCTCTTTTTCAAGCATTAGTTGCAAAAGTTGATCGTGCTGCTCTTGGCTGATCTCACCCGCTTCTAGCCGTGCCGCCATACGCGGTTGCAGGTCTTCTAGATCCTGCAGGGTTTTGGCCTTAGCGATGGCCGCCTTACCAGCGGTGAACGTCTTGCTGCTGTCTACCTTAGTGGTAGCAGGCAGCTTGACCTGCTCAGCTGGCGTGACCGTAACAGTCTCGGCTTGGTCCATTTCGTCGGTGCTGTACACACCAGACATGTCAGCAGGGAATGCCTTACGGAGTGCCAGCGCCTCAGAGCATTTGGCAATCATGGTGGCGCCCATCTTGGACCACAGCCCCTGGCCAGCGTTGTAGTCCGCAAAGCGGGCAACACCAATAAAAGGATGTTGGCTGCCTTTGCGATGCACGATGGTCTTAGCTGCAGCGGGCGGCTTGCTGGAGAGCCATACGTCTTTCCATTCGCCTTCATCACCGCACCAGTACGTCTCGCTGCCGTCTAGTTGTCCGGTGCGTTCGGCAATGGCACGCAGGCCGTCAATGCCGGCTTGAATGGTCATTTTGCCGCCACGCTTGATGGCGTAGATCTGCTTGCTGAATGGGTCAAGGCCAGTGCGCTGGCACGCATAGGCGAACAGCCGCAGCTCATCATTGCTGCAGCCTGGCGCAATGGTGCTGCTAATAAGCTGCGTTTGCTCTGGGGTCCAAAGGGTGATAGCGGTTGACATCAGAACTCGATGGGTGATTGCTGGTTGGCATTAAGTGCCCAGCCGGGCAGGCTGAGCGTTTGGACTGAGGTGTCGCCGTAGCCGGGCCACATGTCAGCGGCCTTGCAGGTGGCGATCACGTCCAGTGCATTATCGCGCATGGTCCGCCCTAGTGCCATAGCGGCATGGTCCAGTTCGTAAACGGCGACCGCATACGGCGCAGTCTTTTCCACTGCGATAAACACAAACCGGCCAGAGCCGTGCAGGCCAGTCAGGTAATGCGCTGCCTGGACGTGGTAGGCAAAGGTGGCCACGCTACGGGCAAACGCTGCAGGGCTGGCGTCCTGGCATGTCTTCAGGTCAACGATGGTGCTGCCTTGATACCAGTCTGGGCGGCACTTGCAGCGCAGTCCTGTTGGCAAGTCATCCCACCAGAACGACTGCTCGGCCTTGCCATGAGCCAGCAGCGCTGATGCAGCAGGATGCCGTCGGACGCTATCGGCCATGCAGTTAGCGGTCAGCATGTCGCTAGCCGTCACGGCTTCGATGCCAGCAGCAGCCATCTGCTCAGCCTGCTCCTTGCCTGCTTTGGTGTTGCGTGGCCCGCAGACGCCATAGCGGGATGACAGCTCATCAGGTTCCAGCACGGCGCAATGCACCAAGCTGCCTAGCTTCATCGCTGCCGTCGGTTCAACCGGCAAGCGGTGCGGGTCCAGATATCGCGCCCAATAGTGGTAAGGCGATTGCATTACCGCTTTGAGGTGACTGGCGCTGACGGCTGGGTCAGCGTGATAGTCGGCATTAGAGATGGTCATGCTTCCACCCCCTCGCGCAGTTTGCGGTGCAGCCGGCTGCTAGGGCCGTAGGTGGCGTAAATCTCCGGGAATGCCAGCAGCAGGCGCTCGCGGTTGATCGGGTCAGCCTTGAGGCCGGCTTCAGCCAAGGCGGTAAAGAAGTTGCCGGCGTACTGCGCTGCAGTGATGAAAGTCCAGTAGCGGTCTGAGTCGGTCATAGAATTAACGCGGTGTGTTGAGGTGGGGCGGTTGGTGTGGCCGCCCCGTTTTCTTTACGCCAGTGCTAAGCGGACGCGGTAGCGGCTGATGTGCATGTGGTCCGCGATGCGGCGCTGCGTCCAGCCGTAGCCCCGGAGCCGCTTGGCGCGTTGCTCAGTGGACTCGGTTGCCCAGAGCAGGATGACCAGCGGCAGCAGGAGCAGCGCGGTCAGTAGGGCAATTGTGGTTGTCATGGTGTTAAAGCGGGTGGAATGGTGCCGGGATTGGGTGCGGCTCCCGGTTGGCCGCGAGGGTCAGACAGCGGCAAATCCGCGATCAAGCAGGTTCATGTAGAACTCCCTGGCTTGCTTAACGGTGTAAGTACCGTCACCGCGCCCCATGGTGCCGCCCCAGCCTTCTGTGGTGAGATGCAGCATGGTCACGTCAACCAACTTTTTGCCAGACTCCGAGACGCGCTGCTGAAAGGTGCAGCGGGCAGCGGGCAGGTGTTGGGTCTCAGAGCGCTGAAGGGTGTAGACGGTCATGGGTGGAATCCGTTTGGGACCCCCATATCCTACACCATGTGCCGCCGTGGTCAAGCGTGGTGAGGGGAATGGATGAGGTCAGGTAACGCCCGACCCCCGAGGCGGCCGACCTGCGTCGTCGGCGGGACTGTCTCCGGCCCCTGCATCCGGCTTATGGGTGATGGCCAGCCTTCGTCGCTGACGGGACTAACTCCGGGCCATGCATCCGGCTTGTGGCTGGAGGAATACTACCACCGTGGTCAACCGTGGTCAACCGTTGGGCATCCTCAACGCTGCGTGCCACGCCAGCAATCCCGCCAGCAGCTTGCACCGCATCCAGCCACTGCTGCTGCTCTGGCCTGAGCCTGCCGGTGGGTGTCTTGACCTCAATCGACAGGAACACAGCCACCTGGGTGCCGACCATCTCAGGGGTGACGGTGACCGTCCGCCAGCCGATCAGGTCAGCACTGCCTTTGCACAGGCCGAACTGCACAGGGCGGCCATGCTGGTCGCGCAGGGTGCCGGTGTTGTTGCGGAACACCTTGGTATTCCCGTGGCTGATGGCTAGCCGGATCTCCTGCTGGATGCGCTGCTCGCTAGTGCTGCTTGAGGCTCCTGGCATACATCACATGTTTTGCCCAAGCTACGGCATTCTTGTAGCCACGGCTTTGACCGAGGCTTATTAGGTCTTGCAAGCTCTGCGCACTGCCCTGCTCGCGTTTGCGCTCGCGTGTGGTCAGCTCCTGCAGCTCACCCTCAACTACCTTTAGCTCCCTAGTCTCCTGCGGTGCAAACACATGCCCGCAGTCAGGGCAGACCTGCGTGGCGCTCATGCTGGTGCTGAAGCACACCGGGCACACCTTGACGCTGGGCGCTTGCTCGCGGTCGCGCTTTTTGGCACCGTCCAGGGTCCAGTCGCGCTCTTCGAGATGGTGCCCCAGCCTGAGCGTGTTGCCCACATGGTCCAGCACGACGGCGGTCTTGCCTACGGATGGCCTCAGGCAGCGGCCGATCATCTGCAAATGCAGGCTGACGCTTTGCGTTGGCCTGAGCAGAATGCACCCGCCGACGCTGGGCACGTCTACGCCCTCGCCAATCAGGCTGCAACTGGTCAGCACCTTGAGTCTGCCAGATCCCAGTGCCTGCAACAGATCTCGCCTGCAATCATTGCTTATGGTGCCATCAATGCTGGCGGCTGGGATGCCCTGGCTCATGAATAGCGCCGCAACCGCTTCGGCATGTGCCACGCTGCAGCAGAACGCAATAGCGGTCTGGCCTGCCAGGTGCTTGCGGTAGTGGCTTACGCAGTCACCCATGATGGTGCCGACACGCTCCTCTGCTTGCTTGGCGTCAAAGTCGCCCATCTTCTTACGCAGCCCGGCAGTGTCAAACCCTGGCGGTGCCAGCACACGAGCACTGGCGAGGTAGCCGTTGTCGGTCAGCCACGCAGCGCTGGGGCCCTGCACCATGGCCTGGTAGTGGTCGCCAAGCCCACGACCGTCACCACGGCATGGCGTCGCTGTCACTCCTAAAACGTGCGCTATTTGGAAATGGCGAATGACCGTTGCCCACTGGCCTGCATTGGTGTGGTGCGCCTCGTCCACCACTAGGAGCTGAAAGAACTCTCCCGGCAGCTTGTGCAGCCTGCGGGCAAGGGTCTGGACTGAGGCCACCTGCACCGCATGGCTTAGGTCCATGCTGCGGCCTGCTGCGATGCGGCCATGACTGACGCCCATGCTGGTGAGCGCTCGGCTGGCTTGATCCAGCAGCTCGGCGCGATGCACCAGAATGCAGACGCGGTTGCCCTTTTTGGCGGCGGACTGGGCGATGTAGCTGAAGCACACCGTCTTGCCGCCGCCGGTGGGCAGCACTGCAAGAACTGTGCGCTTGCCGAGCTGGTACTGCAGGCGGATGTCAGTGATGAGTTGTTGTTGGTAGGGGCGGAGGTTCATCATGTTCCATCCCTCAGATATTCATCATCCGAAGACCATCCATACGACTTGCCCCACCATCGATCTTCGATCCTAAAACTTGAAAGCAAAACTTGCCTCCATTCAATTTCATATGCTTTGATAATTTCGGGCGATTTAATAAACAATCCATTTTCCAGCGATTTGGTGGCATTAGCGGTGAAGTTGTAACTCCCAGTCCAAAGCAAATCAAAGGATTGATAAGGAGATTCATTGTCGGATTTTTTGTTTGCAAAAAGAACAAACTTGTGATGCATTCTTGCATTTGACCTATTTTCATTTTTTGGTTTACCTGAAAGCCTAATTGGCTGTATTTCAAAAAAACAACACCAACTGGCATCTGCCCAATAGTTGTCTACACCCGCAAGGCTTTGATACAAATTTCTTTGTTTTTGCATTGACCATTCACTTGAATCTGGCCTCAGCCAGTCTTCTTGCTGCACAATAAATTGAACATTTTTGCCCTGCAATGCTTCTAGTATCGGAATGCTGGTAAGCCAAGCCACGCACCCAACAATAATATCATGCTTTTTAATTTGCTCAATTATTTCATGTTCAATATTTCTAAAAACCGGTCTAACAAGTGCTTGACTCAAGTCTGGCACATTTGATTCTTTTAGCCGTCCGTAGCCTTCGCATGATTCAGGCTCCAAAAAATTAAGGTTTTCAATTTCGTTGGTTTGCGCTAAAAGTCGCGCGGGGCCATAGTCCATTCTGGTTTTCGCGGTTACGCTTGACACCGTAGAGGAACCGGCTACGCTTGTCAAGCACCCAGCACAGCCGATGCCCTTAGCCCATCCAGTTCCGCTGCGCCTCACGCCAGACCAGCTTGCTTGGCTTGACGCCTGGCGTGGTGACACGTTTTCCCGCAGCACCGCCATACGACTCCTGATTGCCGAGTCGATGCGCCTGCACAGCCGTGGCCTGTTGCCCGCTACTGGACGCCGCGAGTCATGAGCATCCTTGACGCAGCACGCGGCAGGTGGCCAGACCTGCTGCAGCAGCTTGCTGGCTTGACCGCCGAGCAGCTCACTGACAAGCATCAGCCGTGCCCGCTCTGCGGCGGGCGCGATCGCTACCGCTTTGATGACCAGGACGGCTCAGGCTCATGGTTCTGCAACAAGTGCGGCGGCAAGGCCGGGACTGGCGGAGCGGGCAGCGGCATGGACATGCTGATGCGTCGCACGGGTTTGAGCTTTGCCGAGGCCGCGCAGCAGGTTGAGCAGCACCTTGGCCTAGCCAAGCCGATACCAGCGCCGCCGTTGAAAGGGTGGGATGCGCACTGGCGGTACACAGACACCTTTTATGTGCTACGCCGCAACCTGCCGGATGGCGAGAAAGAAATCCGCCCACTCTGGTTTGACGGCGAGGGCTGGCGACGCAAGGCACCGCCATCACCGCGTCCTTTGTACTGGGCGCGTCGTGATGCAAACCTGCCGTTGCTGATCGTCGAAGGCGAGAAGACTGCTGATGCAGCCGCTGCATTGTTTCCCGGCCATGCCGTACTGACCTGGGCGTCAGGCTGCCAGGCCATCGACAAAGCCGACTGGTCACCTATCGCTGGCCGCCGTTGCGTGCTATGGCCTGATGCGGACATGCCAGGCCGTAAGGCGATGGCCAAGTTAGCGCCACGTTTACTTGCTGCTGGTGCTACGCAGGTCCGCATTGTCCATCCGCCTGAAGGTGTGCCCGAGGGATGGGACCTCGCTGATGCGGACTGGTCACTAGGCCAAGCTGCAGCGCATCTTATGTCCAACCGCTCAGCACCCGTTGAGCTGCCGGATCCTGTGGCCGAGCCGTTGCTGGCCGAGCCGCTGCCCGAACCTGATCCGATACCGCAGGCTGATAGCTGTTTCACTTGCCTCGGCTTTGACAATGACAGCTTCTACTACCAGCCGCACAGCACCGGACAGGTAACCCGCCTATCGCGCAGCAGCCATACCGGAACCAATCTCGTGTCGCTAGCGCCTCTTGGTTACTGGGAGACCCTGTACCCATCCAAGACTGGCGTTAACTGGACTGCAGCGGCAAGCAGCTTGTTTGAACGCCAGGCCGCTGTTGGCGTCTACAGCCCAGACCGGATCCGTGGCCGTGGCGCTTGGTGGGATAAGCGCGTCAGCGTGCTGCATCTAGGCGATCGCCTGGTGGTTGATGGCGATCCGCGTGATGTCAGCGCTGGTGTGGCCGGCAGCGCCTACCTGTATCAGCGCCTTGCGCGCCTGCGTGGTCCAGCAGATGCCAAGCCCCTAGCCGATGATGAAGCATTTGTCCTGGCCGAGCTAGCCGAGCGCTTCCACTGGGAAGTCCCCGCATCCGGCCTACTGCTAGCCGGCTGGGCTGCTCTTGCCCCGATCTGCGGTGCGCTTGATTGGCGTCCTCATGCTTGGCTAACAGCAGGTGCAGGCTCCGGCAAGTCCGCCATCCTTGACCGCTACATCTCGCCCCTGCTAGGGGATATGGGTTTGGTCGTAGCTGGCAACACCACAGAGCCCGGCATCCGACAAGCCCTGCGAGCTGATGCCCTGCCTGTTGTCTTTGACGAAGCCGAATCCAATGAGCGCACGGACCAGCAGCGAATGCAGGCCATCCTCGGTCTAGCGCGGGTTGCCAGCTCGGAGTCCAAAGCGCACACGCTCAAGGGCAGCCCTGAGGGCGATACACAGCGTTACACCATCCGGTCAATGTTTTTAATGTCGTCTATTGCAACCGCACTCAAGCAGGGTGCCGATAAGTCACGCTTTGCTCAGCTCACATTGCGGAATCCGAATGAGCTACCAAAAGCTGAACGTATTGCGCACTGGGAAGCCTTGGACCGCGACCTTGACAAGCATATATCTGAAGCGATTGGCCAGCGATTGCAGGCACGGACCATTACACTGATACCCGTAATCCGCGCTAGCGTGCGCATCTTTACCCGTGCAGCTGCTGAGGCATTTGATAGCCAACGGCTTGGTGATCAATACGGCACGCTATTAGCAGGCGCGTGGTCTTTGCAGTCCAGTGAGGTGGTCACTCGAGAGCAAGCATGGCAACTGATTGAGCAGAACAACTGGGAACCCTACTCTCAGTCGATTGAAATACCGGATGAAAAGCGCTGCCTCCAACGCATCTTGCAGTATCAAATACGAGTCGAGGGAGATAAAACAGTAACCCGAACCATTGGCGAACTTGTAGATCTTGCATTGCATCATGGCAATGACATGGTTGTAACAACAGAGCTGGCAGTGGCCACGCTCGGACGCAATGGCATCAAGGCTGAGCAGGGCGCTATCTGCGTGTCCAACACGGCCAACGCCATTGCAGGCATCCTCTCGGACACGCCATGGAGCAACTGCTGGTCAACCGTGCTGGCTCGTTTGCCGGGCGCCGAGAAGGTGGGCGTTATTTGGTTCAAAGGTTCAGGCGGTAACAGTCGAGCCACCAAAATCCCCCTTGAAGCCGCCTGACCGTTCGGAGGCGTTCGGCCGAAAACCCTTGGTATGACTGAGAACTAACGGTCCTAACGGTCCTAACGCTTTTTCAGAAGAGCCCCCCTTTAAGAGAGAGGGTGTAAGTGTGTGGGTGGGTAGGGTGCTGTCTCTTGTATGTATATGTCTTTTTTAGCGTTAGGAGTGTTAGGTTAGGGGCTCAGCCCAGTGGTGGCGGGCGATTTGCGCCGAACGCCCACCGTTAGGCGACCGTTAGGACCGTTATGAAAGAAGTCAAAGTCCGCTTTGAGCCTGCAGACCTGGTGGCGCTAGACCAGCAGGCGGCAGCAGCTGGGGTGTCCCGTGCGGAGTTGATCCGCAGTAGGGCGTTGGTGTCGAATTGCGACAGTGGCCTTACTGTTGCTGGTTATCACCGGCTAGTGTCCGATGCGCTTGCCAATGTGCGCGGGGACATCCCACGCCGCATGGTTGAGCAGCTTGTCGCTTATGTCATCACATGGATCTCGTCAACATCTCACCCAAGCAGCAACCAGTCCTGAATCGCCTCAGCGACACCATGGACCATGCACTTGCTTATGCCGCCGCAGTCGTGGATAATGCCACCGATGACGGCGTGCCCATCCCCGCTGAACTGGTCGCCAGCTTTGCCGCTGATTACGACCGCATCATCCTTTACCTCACCCAAGCGGCCAGTGTCGGATCCCGTTGACCACCCAAGCCACTACACCAGCAGCAGCATTGAATGCATTGATGCAATCCGCGCAGCACTCACACCAGAGGAATGGCGCGGTTACATCAAAGGCAATGTTATGAAATACTGCTGGCGCGAGAGGCTTAAGGCTGGCGACATTGACCTAGCCAAGGCTGCTTGGTATCTCACACACCTACACCAATGAAGCTCATTACCACGCAGGGCGACCTCGCCCATGCGCTACGCACCATTGCCCCAGCCATCAGCACCAGCAACAGCCACCCGATCCTGAGCTGCTGCCTGCTTGCTGCCGATGGCGCAACCATGACCATCACCGGCTTCAACCTGGACCTTGGCATCAGCGTCACGGTGCCCGCAGCTGTAGAGGCACCCGGCACCGTCGCGTTGCCGCACAGGCTGCTAGCGGGGCTTGTAAGCCGCTTTGAGGATGGCGAGGTGCTAACCCTGTCAGATGGGCTCCTGAGCGCTTGTGGGGCCTCCTACGGCCTTGCAGCGATGGATGCGGAGGATTACCCCGCCATGCCGGTTGTAGAGGCACCTGGCGCTGAGCTATCGCTATCCGATGGTGTACGCGCCTGCCTGCCGTGTTGCAGTACCGACATCAGCAAGGCCATGCTCTCCGGCATTCACATGGCAGCCGGCTACATGGAGGCCACTGACGGCCACCGGCTGATGCGTATCCCCGTAGCACTGCCGGATGGCATTGACTTGGTGCTACCAGCCAGCACCATGAAGCTGCTGCAGGACCGCACCGTCACCGTGGCAGCCGCAACCGGCCAAGCCGTCATCGATGCAGGTGATGGCGTCACCATCTACAGCCGCATCCTTGATGGCAAGTTTCCCAACGTGGCAGCGCTGGTGCCCGCCAGCTTTGAGCACACCATCACCCTCGACCGGCATCGCTTTGCCCGGTGCCTAGAGCGTGTCGCGCTGATCGCAGAGGCGCACAACTCTGTGGTTAAGCTCACCGCCGGCGCAGGTGCTCTAGCCATCACCGCCGAGGCCGATGCCAACAACGGCAAGGAACTGATCACCTACGAAGGCACAGCAACCGGCACATGGGCATTCAATGTTCACTACCTGCTTGATGGCCTTAAAGCCTTCAAGGGCTGCGAATCCGTTACAATGTCCGCCAATAGCGCTACAACTCCTGTAGTGTTGACCCCGGCTAAAGTAAAAGGGCAGACATATCTCGTTATGCCGGTTCAAATCAAGCAGTAAAGAGCAATGGCCGCCAAAGGCACCACCAGGGCTGAAACTGAAATGCGGGCGCAAACCTTTGCCCGCATCATCGCTAATGGTGGCCGTCGCTCAGACTGCATCCGGCATGGACGGGAGAACTGGGGGGTTGCAGAAGACACCTGTGACAAATACCTTGCAATGGCACGCGATCAATTGCGTGCTGATTGGGATCTTCAGCGCCCGCAGATGGTGGCTGATTTGCTGTCGCAATGCGCCACGCTGCAGCAAGAGGCACGCGAGAAAGGTCATCTGCACATTGCCCTTGGCGCCATCAACACCGCCGCCAAGCTGGCGCAAATCTGTTCGTGAGCATTCTTGCTGCTGTTGCTGAAGGCCATGTCCTGCAGCAACTGAATGCCAATGAAGAGCTGACTGATGTAGATGCCCTGCTTGCGCGTATTAGAAGCGACCTGCACCCTGGCCAGCTTGCGTTTGTGGATGACACTGCAACGCAGATCCTTGGCATCAGTGCTGGATATGGCGCTGGCAAGACTCGGGCATTGTGCGCTAAAGCCGTGATGCTGGCAGCGGTCAATCAGGGCTTTATCGGCTGCGTGATGGAGCCAACCGGACCGCTGATCCGTGACATCTGGCAGACGGACTTCGAGGCATTCCTTGAGGCGTACGACATCCCGTACACCTTCAGGGCTAGCCCGCTGCCGGAGTACATGTTGCACCTGCCGGGCGGTGATACCAAGATCCTGTGCCGCAGCTTTGAGAACTGGTCGCGCATCATCGGCTTGAACCTTGCCTGGGTGCTGGCTGACGAGATCGACACCGTGACGCCCAGCATTGCCAACAAGGCATTTCCCAAAATCCTTGGCCGCTTGCGCTCTGGCAATGTCCGGCAGTTTGGCGCGGCATCGACGCCAGAGGGGTTCCGGTTTCTCTGGCAGACATTTGCCAGTGACGACGCGCAATTGCGACCGGACAGGCGGCTTATCAAAATGCGGACTTATGACAATCCGCATTTGCCGAAAGATTTTATTGAACGGTTGCGTGCCAACTACGATCCGACCCTTCTCAAGAGTTACCTAGAAGGAGAGTTTGTAAACCTAACCACTGGTTGTGTTTACGACAGATTTGATCGCGCTAAGCATGTTTTTGCAGCATTGCCGGACATCAGTCGTGAAGCGCTGCGGGTGGGCATTGACTTCAACATCGGCAACACCAACGCGATCATCGGCATACGCATTGGCGATCGGGCTGTTGTCATTGATGAAGTTGCTGGTGCAAACGATACCGATTCGCTAGCGCAGGAAATCCGCCGCCGCTACCCAGACCACAAGATCTACGGTTACCCAGACGCATCAGGTGGCAACCGCTCAACAAATGCCACACGCACGGACATCCAGATTTTGGAAAGCTATGGCATCAGCAACCAATCGCCGCAATCAAACCCGCCGATCCGCGATCGCGTCAACAACGTGCAGGCCATGCTTGAAAACGGCAAAGGCCAGAACCGTCTACAGATTTACCAAGGCTGCAAGCGATTGATCGAATGTTTGGAGCTGCAGTGCTGGGATGAGAAGACTCAACTGCCCGACAAGCAGTCCAATTTTGATCACATGAACGACTGCCTTGGCTACTGGCTGCACCGCGACTTTTCGATGCTGCACAAGACCGCTGGACGCAGCACGGGGATTCGGCTATATTGATTGGCGCAGCGAGGCGGCAACCTCCTGCGCCCGGCCACCTGAGTCACCAGGCAACATGGACATCATTACACGCGCAGAGGCTCTTACGCAGGGCCTGACGCACTACTTCACGGGCAAGCCGTGCCGCAACGGCCACATTTCAATTCGTGGCGTGCGCAAATGGAATTGCCTTGAATGCGACCGCAATCAAAAGGCGGAGGAACGCAAGCGCGATCCTGAACGAGTGCGGTCAAACGAAAGGCGCACCGCAGCAAAGCATCGTGAATCAAAGCGGCAATCAACCAAGCGATGGCGCGAGCGCAATCCAGATCGGTTAAAGGCTTATAATCAAGCATTTCGCATTCGCTACCGAACTGACGCGGCATTTAGAAGGCAAAGGCAAGCCGCTTATAGGCTTCATGCCCAGAAACAGAGAGACCTGAAAACGAACAGAGCCATCAGCCTCAACTTGAGAAATCGCATTTATTACGCATTGACAAGCCGTGGTGCCTGCAAGACGCAAGCAAGCGCTGACCTGATCGGCTGCACCGTCGAAGAACTCCGCCAGCACTTGCAAGCGCAGTTCACTGACGGCATGAGCTGGACCAACTATGGACGCGACGGCTGGCACATCGACCACATCCGCCCATGCGCGAGCTTTGACCTGACCGATCCAGAGCAGCAGCGGCAGTGCTTTCACTACACCAACCTGCAACCGCTGTGGGCTGCGGACAACATCCGCAAAGGCGCCAAGTGTGAACAAGTGTAACGGGAGTTGACCAAGGCGGCACAAGGTGCCATACTTAGGTCATCCGAAACGGATCCCACCCATGACCGCTGCCATTTCCGCACCCCAGCTTTCAGTCGCCGCTCAGATGGCTTTCTATCTTGGCGTAACCGAGGACTCGATTCACTTCCTCGAAAGCGCTTTTGACGTTGACGGTTGCACCATTGAGGTTGGCGGCAACTGGTTTGACGTTTATTTTGATCCGACTGGTTTGGTCACTGAGTATTTGCCCGCCTGAGCCCTTCGGAACCTTTCATCCGCCACCCACAAAACCATGACCACCAACCCCTGGCTCAATCGCTTTGCAGCCCTGACGCTGCTGTTCATGATGTACGGCGTTGGCATCAGCGTCGGCCGTGATCAAGCCGTGCAGGCGCATCACAACCACCCGGCCTGCCATCAGGGGCTGAAGCCGTAAACTGACGGCATTGTCAGCAGTTAGCGGTCGTGTATAGCGGGTACAACTTCTACGACCGGCCGCTAGCGCAGCGCACCGTATCGAAGGTCAACGACCCTAATACAAGCTGGTACGCGCAAGAACCGCATTGGATCCTGATCGAGGATCTGCTGCAGGGCACCTACGGCATGCGCAAGAAGCATCGCCGTTACCTGCCGCAAGAACCACGCGAGCTAGACGAGTCCTACGACAACCGCCTAGCCCGTAGCGTCTGCCCGCCGTATTACATCCGCCTAGAGCGCATGTTGGCCGGCATGCTGACCCGCAAGCCTGTCAGGCTGGATGACACCGCTGACGCCATCCGCGAGCAACTATTCGACGTAGACCTGCAAGGCAATGACCTCAATGTCTGGACCTATGAAGCAGCCCGCAAAATGGTCCGTTATGGCCACATTGGTACATTGGTGGATGCACCGGCTAATGGGGGTCGACCCTATTGGGTGACCTACACGCCCCGGCAGATCCTTGGCTGGCGCACCGAGACGCAAGAGGGCAAACAAGTGCTGACCCAGTTGCGGCTATCGGAAGTGGTCACAGTGCCTGATGGCGAGTTTGGCGAGAAGGCCGTCGAGCAGGTTCGTGTCCTAACGCCTGGTGAGTACCGCATTCACCGCAAACAGGACAGCGGTGAGTTCACCGTTGTCGATGAAGGCCGCACCAGCCTTGGCCAGATTCCGTTCAGCATCGCTTACGCGCAGCGTCATGGCTTCATGGAGTCACGGCCGCCGCTTGAGGACATCGCAGAGCTGAACCTCAAGACCTATCAAGTGCAGTCGGACCTCGACAACCAGCTGCATATCTCAGCAGTACCGATGCTGGCGTTTTACGGGTTCCCGTCAGCAGCGGAAGAGGTATCAGCCGGACCAGGCGAGGCGATCGCATTCCCAGCCGAAGGCCGCGCTGAGTACATCGAGCCTGCAGGCCGCAGCTTCGAGGCGCAGTTCCGCCGGCTTGAGCAGCTTGCGTTGCAGATCAACGAGCTAGGGCTGTCGGCAGTGCTAGGCCAGAAGCTGAGCGCCGAGACCGCTGAAGCAAAGCGTATTGACCGCAGCCAAGGCGACAGCACCATGATGGTGATTGCGCAAAACATGCAGGACATGATCGACAACTGCCTGCAGTTTCACGCGCAGTACCTCGGCAATGCCACTGCCGCCGGCAGCGCCTACGTCAACCGTGACTTCCTCGGCGCACGCCTTGAGCCGCAGGACATAACCGCGCTGCTGTCGCTGTACACTGCTGGCACCATCTCGCAAGAGACATTGCTCCGCGAGCTTGCCGAAGGCGACGTGTTGGGCGATAACTTTGATGTGGACGAGGAGCTGGAGGCCACATCCAATGCGGGGCTTGACCTATCGGATGCTGGACGTCCTGACAGACTGGTTGATAGCAGTGATGATCTGGGTGGAGCCGAAGAAACCGAGGAAGCAGGAGCTGGACTATACGATATGCAATCTTCCTGATGAGATCTTGGCTGTCATCCGGCTGACATGGTACAAAGACGGCAAAGCCGATGAAGTGGACGAGCTGCGCATCATGGAAGACGGCCAGAACGGCTACGACGCCTTCGCTGCAGCAGTGCAGGGTGCATTAACCCGCGGCGCCAATGTAAGCATCAGGTCTGGATACGCGCCGCAGCAATTGGGTATCATGTAAAAAAAGAGTTATTACCATGGCTGTTCGCAATCAAACCCGTGACTCTCGTGGTCGCTTTGCCGGCAGTGGCACTGGTGGGGTAGTTAGTCGTCCAAAACAGCCAAAACCTCAGCCAAAAGGCGGCAGTATGACGCGTGCATTGCGTCGCGGTCAACGTGATTTATACAAGGCTGAGCAAATGCGCGTGCAATCATTGGGAGGCAATGTTGCAGGTATGCGCATTATTCGTCGTAACATTAAAAAAGGAGCCAATGAAAAAACTGCGGCATCTAGTAAACAAAGCCAAGGATCCGGCAAGGTATCGGACGCATTGCGGGGCACCTTGCGTCAGCTTGCTCAATCTGATGCAAGGTACTTTCGTGAACTTAACAACATTGTTGGTCAGCCAGCAAGTGCAGCACGTCGTGTCGCGGGTACTCGCAAGCCATCGCAAAAGCGTCTTAAAGGCGCATGAGTACGCCAGAATCGCTATACCGCAACGCCATTGACCTAAACAGGTTTAGCAATAGCGTTGGCCGGCGCATTATCAATGCCTATAACGACATCATCATTGATGCAGTCAATCAGCTCCGCACTATTGATGAGCTAGCCGCTCCGGTCAAGGCTGCCAGACTGCGGGCGATCCTTGCGCAGCTAAAGGACAGCCTCGGCACCTGGGCTGGTGACGCAACCGAAATAACCGCAACCGAGCTGCAAGGCATCGCGCAGTTGCAATCTGAATTTGTGGCCGATCAGCTGCAACGTGCATTGCCTGCTGGCGCCCGTGATGCAGTGCGCACCGTTGAGATCAGCCCGCAGTTTGCGCAGTCAGTGGTCACGACTGACCCAACCCAAATCAACGTGGTGGCGCTTAGTGATGACCTGTTTGCAGCAGTACAGGGCGCGCCGGCGACGTTCAGCCTGACCGCTGCCCAGGGTGCCACCATCACACTGCCCAATGGCGAGGTAGTCAGCAAGGCATTTCGTGGCATCGCCGTCGATCAAGCCGAGCGGTTTTCGCAGGTGGTGCGGCAGGGGCTGCTAACCGGCGAGCCGACGCCTGCTATTGCTAAGCGGCTGATCGGCAGCCTGCAATTTGGCGAGGAAGCCAAGACCGTCAAGCAACTGATCGCCGCAGGCGGGCAGGCAACAGCCGTAGCCGATAATCAGGTCATCGCCTTGGTGCGGACGAGCATCAACCAGGTAGCCAATACCGCCAGCCAGCAGGTGTACGAAGCGAACCAGGACATCACACCGCGATATCGCTACGTCGCAACGCTTGACACCCGCACCAGTGCGATCTGCCGGGCGCTTGATGGCCGTGAGTTTGAATACGGCAAGGGACCAACGCCGCCGCAGCACTTCAACTGTCGCAGCACGACCGTTCCGGTGATCGATTATGACGCCTTAGGCTTTGCCCCGCCGCCGCCCAGTAAACGCGCTGCAGCAGGCGGCATGGTGCCTGCAAATGAGTCCTATGGCCAGTGGCTTGCCAAACAAGACCTGCCAACCAAAGCTAAGGCGCTCGGTGCAAACAAGGTTGCCTACTTCGACAAGCTGTCGGCTAAGTACGGACCCAAGGACGCCATTGCCAAGCTGGTTCGCGACGATGGGTCAGAGCTAACCTTAGGCCAGTTGCGGGCTCGATACGGTGCCGTTAAAGAAAGGTAGCTCGCAGAAGACCATCTCAGCCAACATCAAAGCTGAGATGAAGGCCGGCAAGCCGCAAAAGCAAGCCGTTGCCATCGCCCTGTCCAAAGCCGGCAAAACCCGTAAACCCAAAGGTAAAAAGTGATGCCTAAGTACACCGGACCAGCCAAGCCTCAAAAGCCCATGCCTAAGAAAGGAGGCAAGAAAAAGTGAAACGCGGCGACCGTGTTAGCTGGAACTACCAAGGCACGCGCACCTTTGGTGTGATCACCAGCATTGGCGGTGAACGGGCGACCATACCAACGCAAGGCGGCGGTAGCGTCACCCGCGTTGGCAGCATGGACGACCCCATCGTGCGGATCAAGTCCGAGTCAACCGGCAACGCGGTCATCAAAAAGCGGTCAGAGCTGAAACCTGCACCCCGGCGATGATTACCTATCGCGGCGAGCAGTTCGAGGGTTACAACAAACCCAAGCGGACGCCTAAGCATCCGACCAAATCGCACGCGGTACTGGCCAAGGATGGCGAAACCGTCAAGCTGATCAGGTTCGGCCAGCAGGGGGTATCTGGCTCACCACCACGAACAGGAGAAACAGCAGCAGCGAAGGCCAGACGGGCATCATTTAAAGCGCGTCATGCCGAGAATATCGCCAAGGGCAAATTGTCGGCGGCGTGGTGGTCAAATCGGGAAAAATGGTAGCCCGCTCCTGCTGGTGTATCCACGTCTTCAGCTCGCATACATAACGCCGCAACTCATGCGCCTTAGCGGCGTGCCAGCCGTTGCCGGTGCTGCGGTACAGGTGCTCATGCCGGTCGATCGCATCTAGCGCCTGCTTGATCAGTGCATTCCACGGGCCGCGTATTGGTGTATCCCATTCGCGTGCCATTATCGGCATAGCTGGTACGATGACAGCGTAATTAAGCCTGCGGCTTATCCATGTCCGATGAAACACAAACCCAGGAGCCTGCGGCTACCGGGGGTGACAATAACGACGCATTGCAACGCAGTGTGGAAGCGCTTGAGCGCAAAAATAAAGAGCTGATTGCAGAATTGCGTGCTGCCAAAAAGGCGCCAGCATTGCCTGATGGGGTCGATGTCAATGAGCTATTGGAGTTCAAGCGCAACCACGAGCAACAGCAGCTTGAATCGCAAGGCAAGTATCAAGAGGCGCGACAAGCTCTGGAGCAGCAGTTCCGTGAGGCGACGGCGGAAAAGGACCAGCGCATTGCCGCACTGGAAAGCCGCGTCCGCGAGTTGGAACTGGTCACGCCAGCAGTAACAGCACTGGCTGACATCGTGCATGACCCTGACCTGGTGCTAAAGACCAAGCTGAGCGCTGATCAGATTGAACGCGACCCTGACGGCACCGTGGTAGTGGTTGATGGCTACCAGCGCACGCCAGTCAGCGAGTGGGCAAAGACGCTGCCGGCGTGGATGCAAAAGCAACCCAAGCCGCAGGGCAGCGGCGCACCATCAGCCGGTGCTAGCACTGGCGGCATCCCAGCAGGCATGGCAAACCCATTCAGCCGCGATAGCTTCAATCTGACTGAACAGGCGCGACTGTTCCGCACTGATCGTGATTTGTACGATCGCATGAAAGCAGCAGCTAACCGTTAAGCTATTGCCAACCGGCTGCGCTGGTGCTTTGGGCTGCGCCCACACCGTAAACCATTCCCCCGAGATGAATCATGGCGACTCTTCGCTCTGACATCATCATCCCAGAGGTTTTTACGCCTTACGTCATTGAGCAAACCACGCAGCGTGATGCCTTCCTGGCTAGCGGTGTGGTGCAGCCC